TCTTGAACAAGACGCCATCCCGCGGGATAGGCTTCTGGCGACCAAATATTATTAGCAATTGTGCTTTCATAAATTTGACCGTTATATCTAACTTTGTCACCGATTTGATATGCATTAGTTGAATCGGGTTGTTTCCATTCAGGAATAACCGTTGGGTCTGGTATCAAAACTTTAGCAAATAAACTGGGTGCATCTTTTGGCGTCCAATTAGGTTGTGAGGTATGGTCTTGTAATACTCTATATAGCGTATTATCATATTTAACTCTATAATCTTTTTGATAAGCAATTCCATTACCATCCCAAGTAGGATAAAGGGTGATAGCTTCTAACGCATCCTTATCGTCTAAAAATTCTACGCTTTTTTCAATTAAAGGGCGTAATTTGTTAGCCAATTCAATTAATGTCATGTTAATCTACCCCCAAGATAATTTTGGTGGCGGCAAGCTCTTCTTCTAATTCTTTACTACGCTGCGCTAAAAGCAATATATATTCATCTTTGCTATAACTTTTATAATTATATTTAAATCCAGTTATTTCTTTTCCTTCATACTGCTGTGTGAAAGGTTGAATTTCATCAGCAACAAAAACCATACTGTCGGTCATTTGAATCGTGGGAGGTACAACCTTCCCATAAATAACTCCGTAATTAGTCATTGTGTTATTCCCCCATAATATTTTCCCAAGATTGGATATTAGAACGATAAGTGCTATTTACAGTAGGAATATACATTAAGCGTGCAGATAAAGAACGATAAGTTTGTGTTATTGGTTGGTCAAAGCCATAATAAAACATTCCATTGTTTTGTTCATAATACCACAAGCCGCCAGCAATTGCTAGATTGGTGCCATTAAGTCTAGCGGTAGTCCATAAGTTATCACCAACGGGCACAGCACTATTCGCGCCGGTGCATTGTATTGGGATATAAACCCAATCAAATTCCTCCGTGCCTTTGCCAAAAGCAGAAATCCAATCAGAAGTAGAGGGGACAGGGAAACCTATGGCCTTATAATTGTTTGCGTCGATTGTAGCACTATAATTGAAACTAGTGCAAATATATGGAACGCCGCCATTATACTCACCATTACCTACGACATCTACGCCGCCTATCATACGCCAGATATTGCCCCAAGGATTTTCTACTCCACGGTAAGAAATTGCTCTTTTCCCTTCTTCGCTATAAGAAGTTCCATTATTAATTGTGCTATTTGCAGCGCCTGTAATATTGCCAAGACTTGCAGTAGAACCAGTGATAGAAGCACAGTTTTCGCCATTACGATTAGGAATTGTGCTAATACCTTCTTCCAATGCGGCTTGTCCATTGAGCATGCCATACTCAACTAATTGTAACATTTGCATTGCACTTTCATAAGCCAAGTTAGTAATATGCCAATCGGCGCCACGATTCTGTGCGATTTGTTCAGCATCAAAGACTGTAAAGTTTTTACCTGCACCACTGACTGGTTTAACATTAGCAATAGAAGATAATTTAGAACTATTAACAGCAAAAGTCTCATCATTTTCTAAATAACTATTGCCAACCTGCGCGCTGCCTTCATAAGCAGAAATTAAAACATAATCTAGCTCGGTGCCATCGGGGCGCTTAAATAAGGGGTGAAGTTTAAAGCCAGGGGTGGCGGTATAAGATAATAAAAGTGTTTCTTTATTTATTATGTTGTCAGTTACATCATTAAAACTTCTTAAGTAATAAAATTTAGGTTGATAGACCATAACTTGGCCATTGCTGCCATCATCTTTATAATTATTGTCTCCATACCAAGCAACGATTTGACCGCTGTCATTAACATTACACCTGCGGCGGCCGCCATACATTTTATATTCATCAAAGTCAGTGCCCTGACTTTTATTTTTAGCATCTTGCACTCGTATAAAAGTCCTATTGGGGTAATCAATTTCCAAGCCTACTACATCCTGTAAATGATAATCACCGCTTTTAATAAGTGCAGACACGATATCTTCTTCCTTAACAGACCCATTGGTAACATAACCATCATTTCCAACTACTACAATTTGTCCAGCATATTGTGTGCCAATATAACTAGCACTTTCGCCGCTAGTTTCCTCTTTAATTTCATCAATTTGAGATTGTAAATCTCCTATTGTGTCCGTAAAAGATTGTTCGATTGTATTAAAGTTATCAGTAATAGCTTTTTGTGTCATACTGCCATCTTCAGCATTACCAATGTCTTTATAATATTTAGTAATATTAGCAATCTCACTAATGCTATTATCAGGATAAGTGGTCTTAAGCGAAATGGTTGAACTATCATTACCCGTATCTACAACTTTATCAATCGTTAGCTTTTTTATTTCTGTGTCGGCGGTCGCAGTTATATCATTTAAAGCGGCAGTAACATTATTAAGTGCGGCGATTGAATTTTGATTATTGGTATTGGTTTGTTCTGTAATAGTTTCAATGTTCTCGGCCGCGGTAGTAGCAATTTGGGTGGCTTCTTGTGCCTGTGCTACATATGCCGCCAACTGTTGTGGAGTCAATGATTTTGCTAATATAATATCAATTATATCCATTATTATACCTCCATATTCCAGCCATATACATCTGGTGCCCAGATATTGTTATCCATATTACTTACATATATATGTCCTTCTTTATCTGGATAATACACTTTATCACCAGTTTGGTATGCGTCATGTGCTCCTGCGGGCTGTTTCCATACTGGAATTACACCAGGTAATGCGACTTCTGTATATAGAGATGTCGCTATATCGGGCGTCCAATCTGCCTGAGAAGCATGAGATTGTATAACTTTATATAGTTTATTTAAATAACTAATGCGTTCTCCCGCCTCATATTCCTTACGCGGTTTCCACACAGGAAATAATTCAATGCCACTTAAGGCTTGTTCGTCTGATAGGGCGGCCGAAGCTTCTTCAATAAGCGCTCGCAGCTGTCTTGCTTTAGCTAAATTAATCATTATTCTCACCACCTAAAAGTATGGTTAAGATTTCTTCTGCTGTATGATTTTCTTCAGGAATGGGCTCTCCTTCGATATATGTTCTACCAGAATTTATTGGGTCATATGCTTCAATATAGTTTTGCCTATCTCTAGTAACATAATATCCAGCATCAGAAAAAGTGTGTGTAAATTCACGCCCATTAATTGTTACATTTTCAACTTGTATCATTTTTTTATCCTCCATATTCTACCATTTTATCAGCATAAAGCGTCCAGTTTGTTGCGTTTTGATAAGCATTTAGTATGGAGTGGTCTGAACTATAAGGAACATAAATAATAAAATCATTTAAATATTCTGTTCTAAAAGAGTTAGCTTGTGCGGTTGGAGGTTGAGAACTTTCACAGACAAAAGCAGCAATACAATGGTCGCTAGAGAAACTAGGAAGTGATGTAGTAGTAGAATTAAAAATGAATTTATCAAGTTGTAACAGAGAAAAAGTTCCAATGCCCGCATTCGTCAAATCGCAATAAAAATCTTTATTCCAAGTATATGATTTAAATGAAGATAAGAAATTACCTGCTATAGTAGTAACACTACTTGGTATAACAATTATCTCAAAAATTCCGGCAGTTGTAAAAGCATTTACTCCTAAAGTAGTGCATCTATCTGGTATTAAACAGTGCGTAAGATTGCGGCAACCGTTAAATGTATTTTGTTCTATGGAGGTTAAATCCTGCGGCAACACTATATATAAAGCATCTCTACAATAATAAAAAGAATTTCTTGGTATGCTCGTTATCGTTTTAGGTAAAACTACACATTTTAAGCTATGGCAATATGCAAAGTATTCTATTGAAGAGTTATTACCAGACTCAAAACTGACAGTAGTTGGTAATGAGATTTGTTGTAAATCTGGAAATTTATAAAAAACTTTACCATATAATTTTGTAAAATTACCAATATTAACACGCCTTATTAACTCTTTTTCAGTTATACTTTCGTAACCAATATAAATAACTGTATTATTAACAGAAAGTATTTTAACCGTATATTCCCCTGCGGCCGCATAAGTATGCGTATATGTATTAGAAATATTTACTGCACTACTTGTGCCTGTTTCTGTTGTGGAATCGCCCCAATCAATAGAAATAGAGCCTTGGAACCATAGTTTTAAGGTTAAATTAGTGTTTGGCTGTTCCGTCACAACAAGAAGTTCTGTTGCTCCTGAACTTGTAGTATAGCTTTGCCCAATGTCTAGATGTTCGTACTTCTGCACGTAGGCTTTTGCTCTATCTAAATCCCAGTTCCATCCTTGTGCGATTAAGTTAGAGTGAGTTGGATTGGCGGGCATAGCATTTAAAGCTAAAAATTCATCCTTATCATAACTATATACTACAGTGCCATCATAATCTATAAAATTAACTTGTTTAGTATCAGATACAGTTATAGGAACAGTTACATCATTCTGATACCAGCCGCCGCTTACGGTGACGGTCTGCCCATTACTATTAATATCTGATGCACTTCTTTGAGGAATTGCTCCTGTAATTGGTAATCCTTGAGAATTATGTGCGGTATATCCCTCAATCATATGTAAAGCATCGATTGTATCTTGTGATAAATCTATATCAATTGAGCCGCCACCAGACCCGGCAGTCAATAAAATCCATTCATGATTTGAATTTGCCATATATACTTCAAGGCCGCCGCTTTCACCTACTAAAACAATTGCGGTTGAGCCTAAAGTTGATTGGTCGTAAGGAATACTTGCTAAATCTGCGGTGGAGTCACATATATGCTCGTAAGTAATAACATTATCTTGTTGCCCTTGTTTAGTCATTATATGAGCCATTTTTTTCACCTCTTATGATTTATTATTTCAAAATACGGAAAAAAGGGGTGAAGCCATTATGATGACTTCACCCCTAACGGACAGAAGTTTCTGACATATCATATTTCAATACCATGTCATCCTTTCAGTCAATATCTTCCGCAGTATTAAGGGTTTGTATCTTCAATAAGTAAGCTACGAATTGGAAGATATACATCGGAAAAATAATAGAGAATTCCTGTTTCTCGGTCAAGATATAAATAATCTTCTTGGCCGTTCTCTGGAAAAGTAGCAATAGTGCCGACGATTATTTCCTTTTCATTTGAGTCATTGCTAAATTTCTTTAAGAAATTTTCTTCCGTCCCCGAAAAACCATTTTGTAACGCTATTTCATATAGTTGATGTGATAAAATAGATAATGTAACATTTTCCCAAGGATAAACTGCTGGTAGCGCGGCACCTCCGCTATAAGGATGCGGCGGCATAATAGAAAAATCATAGCCTAAAAGCCTATCTCTAGTGCGCCATCTCTCTTTATTCCAATTTGGAATTAAGCTCATTTTATCCCTCCTTTAGAACCCAGAGATTACTTGTTCCAGGAGCCCATACATTATTATCAATAGTGCTTTCCCAAACTTGCCCGTTATAGCGGACTAGGTCGCCAGTATTATACGCGTCTTGCGCGCCGGTAGGCTGCCGCCACTCGGGAATCTCGCCGGGCTTAGCAATTTCAGTGAATAGCGCGGGCACCTTATCTGGTTCCCAGCCTTCTTGACTTATATGTGCTTGGACTACACGATATAGTTTATTTAAATAGCGTAGCCGTTGGCCGACTTCATACGCTTTATTTGGACTCCATTTTTCAAATAGGGCAACTACGGCAGTTGCATCTTCATCTGCTATGTTATTTAAACTATCGTTGATTTCTTTAAGCCTTGCATCTAATGCTATACGCAATTCTTCTTTCGTCATATACTCACCCCAAGTTCAGTAAGAGCAGCTTCATAATCCGCGGCCGTAGCTTCTTCAGAAATTGGTAAATCTTGTGCTTCACCATTGGTTAGAGCAATTCCGCTATAAAAGCTTTCAAAAACATCCTTTGATAGGCTATATTTGCCGCGGTCGGGATTACAGATTACTACCTTGTCATCCTCATCTATTCCACAAAAAACACAGAAGTGTTCCCATTTCCACCAAATAATTGCTGGTCTATCTTGCTTATATAGGCTGTCCGCGGTTTCTTTGTAAGCGCGCATATCTAAGCCATATTTTCTTCCTACTGTAAGTATATCTTTTGCAGAGCAGCCAATTAAACGGGTGTTACATTCTTCTATTAGAGTTTGTAAATCTG